AGATGTTCACCTGCGTGAACTGATTAGACAGATCGACATCAGATAGTTTCTATAACTCAGTGTGAACAAGTTTTTTGATCAGTGGATAATGACTAAAAAACCAGGAAAGTCCGGCAATCGTCGGACTGTCAATATGCTAAAGCGCGGAGCATCCCGCGCACTTGGCCCACTAGCCAAGTTTAAGAGGATGTTTTCCAGCCTGCTGGATGGGAGAGGACCATTACGGATGATCCTAGCCCTTCTGGCTTTCTTTAAGTTTACAGCACTTAGACCAACGGCTGGACTGCTGAGGAGATGGATGACAGTGGACAAGTTACACGCCATTGCTCTACTCCGCAGCTTCAAACGTGACATTGCAACCATGACCAACACCATCAACAGAAGGAAGAAGAGAGGAGGGGAGTTAACCCTCCTCCTGCCACTCCTGGTATGTTCTGGCATGGCGCTCAAGGTCACAACTTACAACGGATCCCCACTCTTGAACATCACCAAATATGACGTAGGGAAAGTCCTTACAATCACCACAACCAGTGGAGAGAACCGTTGTGTGGTTCAAGCCATGGATGTCGGGGAAGACTGTGATGACAGAATCACGTATTCATGCCCTGCCATTCTAAACACCGAAGAACCTGATGACGTTGACTGCTGGTGTGACAAGACTCCAGCCTATGTCACTTACGGCAGATGCACCAAGACAAGACACCACAAGAGATCAAGGCGCTCCACCAACATAGCAGGCCACCAAGACAACCATTTGGAATCCAGATCCAATGTGTGGATGGACACCCAAAAAGCAACCAATTACTTGACAAAGACTGAAAATTGGATTCTCAGAAACCCAGGCTACGCCCTTGTAGCAGTCGTTATGGGCTGGAGCCTCGGCACTTCGAGGCCTCAAAAAGTGATTTTCACCATAATGCTTTTGCTCATTGCTCCGGCGTATAGCCTCAGGTGCCTTGGGGTTGAAAACAGAGACTTCATTGAAGGGGTGTCAGGTGGCACATGGGTGGATGTGGTCCTGGAGCACAATGGGTGCGTCACAATCATGGCCCCAGACAAGCCAACCATCGACGTTCATCTCGTCAGTACGAAGGTCAAATCTCCAGCGACCATTAGGACCTACTGCACCAAGGCGACCGTGACTGACTTGTTTGTTGAGAACCGGTGCCCCAGTATGGGGGAGGCCCATAACCCCAAAGCTGCTGATGCGGCCTTTGTGTGCAAGAAAAGCTTCAGTGATAGAGGTTGGGGAAACGGTTGCGGCCTTTTTGGAAAGGGGAGCCTGGAAACGTGTGCCAGGTTCACCTGTGACACCACCGCCACAGGTTACATCATCCAAAAGGAGAACTTGGAATACACAATCCTCACGAGTGTGCATGCCTCCCAGCAAACAGAACATCATCTCAACGATACGGTCGGAGAAGCGAACAAACACTCGTCAAGGACGGTCGTCACAGCCACAGCTCCTTCACGAACCACAGATCTCGGGGATTACGGCACGGTCACTATGGATTGTGAGCCCCGAGGTGGCCTTGATTTTGACAACTATTACCTGATGCAGGTTGAGGACAACAGCTGGCTCGTGAACAGAGAGTGGTTCCATGACATTAATCTGCCATGGCAAGGAGGCTCAGTGGGCTCTTGGAGAAACCGAGAGAGCCTAATTGAGTTTGGTGAGACACATGCCACAAAGCAGGAAATTCTGGCGCTTGGTTCCCAAGTTGGTTCCCTTCAAGTAGCTTTAGCAGGGGCAATGACCACAAAATATCAGAACAGTGAAGCCACGATTACTAGTGGACACCTCAAGTGCCGTTTTAAATTGGACAAACTCAAGATCAAAGGGACCACCTATGCTATGTGCAAAGGCTCTTTTGCGTTTACTAAAACGCCAGCTGACACCGGGCATGGAACAGTTATGGTCGAGTTATCCTACTCAGGGACCGACGGCCCCTGTAGGATTCCGCTGTTCATATCGCAGTCACTCAGCAACATTGAACCTGTGGGCCGTCTCGTCACAGTCAATCCGATAGTTTCCACTTCGGAAACTCAGAAGAAAGTCATGATAGAAGTGGAGCCCCCCTTTGGTGACTCGTTCATCATAGCAGGAACAGGCGAACCGCGGGTACACTATCATTGGAGAAAGTCGGGTAGTTCCATAGGAGCTGCCTTCTCAACTACTATGAAAGGTGCTAAGCGTCTTGCAGTTTTGGGCGATGCCGCCTGGGATTTTGGTTCCGTTGGTGGTATCATTACATCTGTGGGCAAAGCGGTTCACCAGGTATTTGGAGGAATGTTCCGGACCCTCTTTGGGGGCATGTCATGGGTGACGCAGGTTCTCCTTGGTGCTCTATGCTTATGGCTCGGCATCAACGCCAGGGAGAAGACCATAGCCATGATGTTTTTGGCAGTTGGAGGAATACTTGTCTTCCTGGCGACCTCAGTCTCAGCGGAAGTTGGATGCTCATTTGACATGGACCGCAAAGAAATGAAATGCGGCCAAGGGGTCTTTGTCTTTAATGATGCCGAGAGCTGGTACACTAAGTATAAGTTCCATCCAGAGTCTCCCAAAAGGCTGGCTGGTTCAATCCTTAAAGCCAGCACGGAAGGACAGTGTGGACTCCGCTCTGTTTCCAGACTTGAGCACATCATGTGGAAGAGCATTTCTCATGAACTCAACGCCATCCTTTTTGAGAACGCAGCCAACCTTACCGTGGTCGTCCGTGACACGGACTACTACCGAAGAGCACCATTAACCTTGCCAATTGGTGATGAATTACCTTTCGGCTGGAAGAAATGGGGAAAACACATCCTCTATGATGTGCCAGTCCAAAACTCAACATTCACTATAGATGGACCCGTAAATGCGGAATGTCCTGAAGAGAAAAAGTCATGGAACGGATTCCGGGTTGATGACTTTGGGTTCGGGCTTTTCTCTACATCAGTTTGGCTTGACATACGAGGACAGTACCACCTTGATTGTGACACAAAGATGGTTGGCGCCGCCGCAAAAGGAGACAAAGCAGTGCATGGAGATCTAGGCTATTGGATAGAAAGTTCTAAGTCCACCAACTGGACGTTAGAACGAGCCTACTTCAACGAAATCAAATCGTGCACTTGGCCAATCACCCACACTCTCTGGAATGGTGGCGTGGAGGAGTCAGACCTGATTATCCCTCGCTCCAAAGCCGGCCCAGTGTCTCATCACAACACACGCAGGGGCTACAAGACCCAAATCAAAGGACCATGGAACCTGACTCCTCTTGAAATAAAATTTGAGAATTGTCCAGGAACCTCGGTCGACATCACTCCAGAATGTGGAAACAGAGGGCCCTCGCTACGGACCACCACTGCGAGTGGAAAGGTGATCACCGACTGGTGTTGCCGCAGCTGTACAATGCCCCCCTTGACCTTCAGGGCTCCAGACGGCTGTTGGTATGGAATGGAAATTAGGCCAAAGCATGAAAAGGAAGAAACACTCATGAAGTCATCAGTAGCTGCCGGGGAATGGCAGGGTATTGACAACTTCTCACTTGGGATTCTCGTTCTGGCGGTCAGCATCCAGGAGGGACTTCGTAAACGCATTCTAGGGAAGCACACCCTTTGGATGATCGCCGCTACATTCTTCGCCATGCTGCTAGGTGAACTCACTTATGTGGACATAGCGAGATATGCAATCCTAGTAGGAGCGGCTTTCGCTGAACAAAATTCGGGCGGTGATCTCCTGCATCTCGTCCTAGTAGCGACATTCAAAGTCAGACCCGTGGCTCTTCTCGGATATTTGTGTCGTGGAAGCTGGTGCCGCCGCCAATCTCTGCTCCTGTCCATCAGTGCCGTTCTCATTCATTTGGCTCTTGAGGGGCTGTCCTGGGAATATATGAGTGTTGTAGAATCGGCATCAGTTGCGCTGCTGCTCGTACGCGCTGTCGTAGCCACAGAAGCTTCCAACATTTGCCTCCCACTCATAGCCCTACTCTCTCCAGCAGGAACTTACACAGTACTAGGAGTCTTCAGATTCTCGATGGGCCTTCTCATATGTTGCACCGTCTTGAAATGTCGGCGGACTGCTGCCGTGAAGAAAGCTGCAGTCCCCATAGCTGCCCTCCTTTTCAGGGACCTAGGTGTGAGCCCCGTTGTGGCGTTGGCTTTTGCCTACCTAGGAAGCACGTCCAAGCGCAGCTGGCCCATCAACGAGTCGCTAGCCGCTTTAGGGATCTTGTGCGCCCTCTTTGGGGCCGCTTCTGAGGCTGAACTTAACCTTGCTGGGCCTCTAGCAGCTGGAGGACTCCTCCTCTTGGCATACGTGGTTTCTGGGCGCGGCAATGACTTGTACATAGAGAAAGCATGCAACATCAGCTGGTCCACGGAAGCAGCTGTCACAGGTGAATCACTCAACCTTGACGTTAAGCTGGATGAACAAGGTGACTTCGCCCTCATAGAGGATGAAGGACCTCCCCTCAATAAAGTGGTTATCAAGATACTTCTCATGGCCATTAGTGGGCTATACCCGGTAGCCGTCCCATTCGCGATAGGAGCCTGGTATTTGCTGGAGAAATCCAGTAAACGTTCTGGAGCCTTGTGGGACATCCCGGCTCCCGTTGAGAGGAGTAGAGCTACCGGAGAAGACGGGGTTTACCGGATCTACGCAAGGAGGCTCTTTGGATCAGGCCAGATAGGAGTTGGAGTTATGAAAGATGGAACATTTCATACCATGTGGCACGTCACACGAGGGGCAGCCCTTGTCCTAGGTGAAGGAATCCTGGAGCCACATTGGGCTGATGTGCGCCATGACATGATCGCGTACAACGGCAATTGGAAGCTTACTAATAAATGGAACGGGGAGGAATTTGTCCAGCTCATAGCAGTAGAACCTGGCAGCAGAGTACAACACGTTCAAACCAAGCCAGGTAAGTTCAAAACTCAAGACGGAGAGATAGGTGCCCTGGATTTGGATTTCGCAGCAGGAACTTCCGGCTCTCCCATTGTTAACAGTGAAGGAGAGGTCATAGGGCTCTATGGCAATGGGGTGTTGATTCATGGAGAGCACTATGTCAGCGCCATAACGCAAATAGAAGAAGGGATAGGTGAGTCAAAGACCGAGATGGAAGACAGGTGGTTCAAGAAACGGAGCCTCACAGTCTTGGACTTACACCCTGGCGCAGGTAAGACCAGGCGAATTCTACCTTCCATCGTGGAGGAATGTGTTACAAGGCGTTTGAGGACACTGGTGCTCGCACCCACAAGAGTCGTGGCATCAGAGATGCATGACGCGCTGCGTAAGTTGCCTGTCAGATACCACACCCCGGCTGTCTCCGCAGAAAGAACAGGCACAGAAATTGTTGACCTGATGTGCCACTCAACCTTCACCATGAGGCTACTGCAAGGCATTAGAGTTCCAAATTACAACATGTACATAATGGATGAAGCACACTTCCTTGACGCGGCCAGCGTTGCAGCTAGGGGTTACATTGAGACTAGAGTCAATCTTGGGGAAGCTGGGGCCATTTTTATGACAGCTACCCCCCCAGGCACCTCGGAAGCCTTTCCCCAGTCGAATGCCCCCATTCATGATGAGGAAGTAAGGATTCCAGATAAGGCTTGGAGCGCCGGCTATGAATGGATAACCAACTACGGAGGGAAAACTGTGTGGTTTGTTCCTTCAATCAAGCAAGGCATGGAATTGGCCCTATCACTTCAAAAAGCTGGTAAGAGAGTAGTACAACTCAATAGAAAGACCTTTGAGACTGACTACCCCAAGTGCAAAAAGGACAACTGGGACTTTGTCATCACGACGGATATATCAGAGATGGGAGCTAACTTCAACGCAGACAGGGTAATAGATTCCAGGAAAACGATAAAACCTGTCCTTGTTGATGGAAGAGTTGTTCTCCAGGGACCCATAGCCATCACGGCTAGCTCGGCCGCCCAACGGAGGGGAAGAGTGGGGAGAAGATCTGATCGCCTCGGTGATGTGTATGCCTACAGTGGCCACACCAATGAAGATAACTCAGACCACGCCACTTGGGTGGAAGCGCGCATGCTCTTGGACAACATACATGTTCAAGGGGCTGTGGTAGCTCAGTTGTACACGCCAGAGAGAGAAAAAGTGGATGCCTTCGAAGGTGAGTACAAGCTCCCCCTTCGAGATCGCAAATGCTTTTCCGAGCTCATTAGAACAGGCGAACTCCCTGTTTGGTTGGCCTATCAGGCCGCAGCCGCTGGAATGGAGTATGCAGATCGCAGCTGGTGTTTTGACGGACCCATTGAGCACACTCTTCTCGAAAACAACATGGAAGTCGAGATTTGGACCAAAACTGGACAGCAGAAGGTACTGAGACCTCGATGGCTGGATGGGAGAGTCAATGCGGATCCTATGGCCCTCAGGAGTTTCAAGGACTTCGCCGCAGGCAAAAGGAGTGCCGCTTTCATCCTGGACTCCTTTGCAACCCTTCCCAGTCATCTGGGAGGTCGGTTTCAAGAAGCCCTTGACACAGCATTCATATTAGCGAGAGCCGAACCTGGAAGTAGAAGCCACAAAGAAGCCCTGGGTAACGCCCCGGAAATGCTCGAGACATTTCTTCTGATAGCCCTGTCAACCCTGATTACTTTGGGGATTGTCATGGTTCTTGTCAGAGGCAAAGGTCCGGGAAAACTCGCCTTCGGCATGGCTATCATAGCAGGCATGGTTTGGCTTCTATGGACTGCCTCAGTCCACCCAGGGAAGATAGCTGCAGCTACGGTCATAGTCTTTCTCCTCCTCATTGTGCTCATCCCCGAGCCTGAGAAACAACGCTCGGTGCAGGACAACCATCTAGCTATGGTCATGCTTGGCATAGCGACCATCATGAGTGTAGTGGCCGCCAATGAAATGGGTTGGCTTGAGAGGACCAAAAAAGACCTTGGGATAGGTATTGAGGTCCCAGACACGCAAATGCCAGCTTGGCGCCTTGACATCAGGCCAGCCACAGCATGGTCTTTGTACGCCGCCATGACAGCCCTCCTCACGCCCCTTTTCCAGCACCTCATCCTGACTCGATATGCCAACATTTCACTCATGGCAATAGCAGCTCAAGCAGGAGCGCTTTTCAGCATGGGGAGCGGAATACCCTTCTCAAACCTTGACATGAGCGTTCCTATTATTGGTCTCGGGTGCTGGCTTCAGATCACTCCCTTGAGTCTCATGGCCACTGGGGTCCTTTTGGGCCTCCATTACATGTTCCTGCTCCCCGGCCTTCAAGCCATCGCCGCACGTGATGCTCAGCGCAGGACGGCGGCTGGGGTCATGAAGAATCCTGTTGTTGACGGCATGGTGGTTACAGATATTCCCCCGCTGGATGGAGTAACACCACTGACTGAGAAAAAGCTGGGACAGATACTCCTAATTGGAGTTGGTGTGGCAGGAGTGGTGGTTGCCAGGGATATCAGGGCTTGGAGTGAGTTAGGTGTCTTAGCTAGTGCAGGTGTTGCCACCCTGATTGAAGGAGGGGCCGGGAAGTACTGGAACGCCACCACGGCTTCAGCTCTTTGCAACTTGTTCAGAGGGAACTACCTGGCCGGAATCCCCTTGACTTACACTGTCATTCGCAATTCCAGTTTGACAACCAAGCGAGGTGGGGGCAGCGGGGAGACACTCGGCGAGAAGTGGAAATTCCTCCTAAACCGTCTCAACACTTATGACTTCATGCATTACCGCCGCAGCCACATCACAGAAGTCAATCGCGAACCCGCCCGGGCTGCCATGAGATCTGGTGACCTACACAGGGGGGCTGCTGTTTCCAGGGGCTCAGCCAAGCTGCGCTGGATGCACGAAAGAGGCTATGTCAAGCTCTCAGACAAAGTGGTTGACCTAGGTTGTGGGAGAGGCGGCTGGTGTTACTATGCAGCCACAATAAAGGATGTGAAGGAAGTCAAAGGCTACACTAAAGGAGGAAGAGGGCATGAGGAACCGGTCATGACCCAGTCATACGGCTGGAACCTTGTTACCATGAAGAGTGGCGTGGACGTGCACTACAAAGAGCCAGAGAGCTGTGACACCTTGTTATGTGACATTGGTGAAAGCAGCAGCTCTGTCACAATAGAGAGCAACAGGACCCTCAAGGTCCTTGAATTGGCTGAAGGATGGCTCAAAAGGAATCCGGCCGCTTCTTTCTGTGTCAAAGTGTTGTGTCCGTACACCCCTTCCGTCGTAGAAAAACTGACGACCCTCCAACATGTGTACGGAGGAAGTGTGGTCCGTAACCCACTGTCCCGCAACTCGTCACACGAGATGTACTGGGTTAGTGGGTACAGGGGCAACCTGGTGCACACAATCAACTCCACTTCAAGTCTTCTTCTTAGGCGCATGGAAGGTAAGTTTGTGGAACCTCGGTACGAGGAGGATGTCAACTTGGGAAGCGGCACCCGTTCCGTCTGCATCGTCCCTCCGGCTCCCTGCTGTGAGAAAGTGGCCATGCGTGTGAACAGACTAAAAGCGGAACACCGGGCTACATGGCATGAAGACCCAGAACATCCATACAGGACCTGGCACTACCACGGTAGCTACGAAGTGCAGCCAACCGGTTCCGCCTCAAGTACTGTGAACGGAGTCATGAGGTTGCTAACAAAACCATGGGACGTGATTTCAGAGGTGACAAAGATGTCTATGACAGACACCACCCCATTTGGCCAACAAAGGGTGTTTAAGGAGAAGGTTGACACAAAAGCTCCAGAACCAGCTGACGGAGTCGCCATGGCCACAATCATAACCTCCGAGTGGCTATGGTCTTACCTCGCTAGGAACAAAAGACCGCGAATCTGCACCAAGGAAGAATTCATCAACAAAGTCAGGTCAAATGCAGCATTGGGCCCCGTGTTTCATGAAGAAAACAAGTGGAAGGACGCGCTTGAAGCAGTTTCCGACCCTCATTTCTGGGACTTAGTCGACGCAGAACGCAAGAACCATCTCCAAGGCAAGTGCATGTCGTGTGTGTACAACATGATGGGGAAAAGGGAGAAAAAACAAGGAGAATTCGGGAAAGCGAAAGGTAGTCGTGCCATTTGGTACATGTGGCTAGGGGCTAGGTTCCTAGAGTTCGAAGCTCTCGGCTTTCTTAATGAAGACCACTGGCTGGGACGGGAAAATTCAGGAGGAGGCGTCGAAGGCCTGGGGCTGCAGAGACTCGGGTATGTGCTTGAGGAGCTAGGAAGCAAAAACGGGATCCTTTACGCCGATGATACAGCCGGATGGGACACCAGAATCACCATAAATGACCTTGAAAATGAGAGCCACATCACCGAGTACATGGAAGGAGAGCATAAAAAGCTCGCAAAGGCTGTCATTGACCTTGCCTACAGACACAAAGTGGTGCGCGTCATGAGGCCAAGTAAGAACGGGACGGTGATGGACATCATCTCACGTGAAGACCAACGAGGGAGCGGACAGGTCGTTACTTACGCCCTGAACACATTCACGAATCTTGTTGTACAATTGGTGAGAATGGCGGAAGCAGAGGGCATCCTCTCACCCAATGACATAGGGGAGCTTGATGCGACAACCAAGGTCCAGCTCCGCAGGTGGCTGGAGAGAAATGGTGAGGACCGGCTCAAACGCATGGCTGTCAGTGGAGACGACTGTGTGGTCGCTGCTTTTGATGAACGGTTTGCTGAGGCACTACACTTCCTGAATGGCATGTCAAAGGTTAGGAAGGACATCAGAGAATGGGAACCATCCAAAGGTTGGAAAAATTGGGAGGACGTCCCTTTCTGCTCGCATCACTTTCATAAGGTCCTCATGAAGGACGGTCGTCATCTGGTGGTGCCATGCAGAAACCAGGATGAGCTCATAGGTAGGGCCCGGGTCATGCCCGGAGTCTGTGATATCCGCAGTTCTGCTGGACTGGCCAAGGCCTATGCGCAGATGTGGAGCCTCATGTACTTCCATCGTAGGGATCTACGCCTAATTTCCAACGCCGTGTGCTCAGCGGTTCCCATTGATTGGGTTCCGACCGGAAGAACAACGTGGTCTATTCACGGAAAAGGTGAGTGGATGACGACAGAGGACATGCTCGAAGTTTGGAACCGGGTGTGGATTAGAGACAACCCCCACATGGAAGATAAGACTGAAGTGACCAAATGGCAGGATGTTCCCTATTTGGGCAAAAGAGAAGATCTATGGTGTGGCTCGCTCATTGGACACAGGCCCAGAACGACTTGGGCAGAAAACATCCGAAGAACTGTGGAGCAGGTGCGGAGGATCATAGGAGGGGAACGTTACTCTGATTATATGGGAACCCAAAAGCGGTATGAATTGGAAAATGTACCCGCTTTTGAAGGAGTCATTTAAATGGTAGTGAAGTAGTTTGTTAGGTAAGGTGAAATGAAGTCAGGCCGAATAGCCATCTGATCCGGTGAAGATGCTGCCTGCGACCGGCCCAGGGTGATGCCCTGGTGAGCGGAACAACAGCCATGGAGCCAAGCCCAGAGGGAATCTGGTCCCCGACTACCGGAAGCTGCCGCGCACTGTAAATATTGTAAATAGGGAGTCAGACCACTTAGTGCCACCAGTATGATGATAAGCTGGTGCTGTCTGTCCTCATCCCCAGGAGGACTGGGTTAACAAAGCGCAAGCCCCCACGGCTGCAGCACTTCTCTTGCGGGAGAGATAGTGTCACGCGGACTAGAGGTTAGAGGAGACCCCGTGGATTCTTGTGGGCCCAAGCGAGTGAAGCTGTAAACTCGTGGAAGGACTAGAGGTTAGAGGAGACCCCCACATACCGCAAAACAAAACAGCATATTGACACCTGGGATAGACTAGGAGATCCGCTGCTCTGGAACCCCAGTTCTAGGCACAGAACGCCGTAATGAACTGGGGTGCCAAAACACCGAATCT